CACCAGGGTCAGACGTCAATGTCTAGGGTTCTTTATGTTCGAGCATTCTAGCTCCTACTAAAATAGCCCGTTGCGACAGCAAACCACTGCCGCCAGTACTGAGATGTTACTGTCCCAGGCACTGCGTAGTCCCAACACGGAGCTACACCGAGCCGCTTGCGGTAAGGCGTCTCATAAAGTCTACAGACGCACCTACCACCCTTGAGGGAACCCTTTAAGGCAGCGAGAAAGACCGCCGACGCATTCCAATACGTCGAAGGATATCGCCGCGCCTCCGGGTGCTCCGGTTCATCACCGTAGCGACCTACGTCTCTCCCAACATTATGAGGAACATACCTCTTGTAAAGATACGACCCCCAGTAGTCAGGGCGCCTTCCGTCCGAGTGTTTTTTACACCGGTAAACATCTGGCGTTGATACGCAGATCAGTGGCATCCTAATTCCGGAATCGGGCTGTTCCCAAGGTGGAACCTCGACCCGAGCCACTGATGCGAGCAAAAGTTCCATGGTCCGCGGTAAGCGGATTAAGGTCCTCGCGCTCCAATCCGTAAGGCTGTTGATCAAAGAGTACCTATCCTGCATAGTCTTAAGCGTCGTACAATAAACGCCTCGGACATTCGTGCCATTAAGAAAGTCGGCACCGCAGGATTCCCGAAAGGGGCCCTCGTTGAAACTCTTTTCGATATTTGGGCGTCCGCCCAGGTAACGCAACAGCCGACACAGGGGCTCGAAAGCCTCGCGCCGGACAATTATATCGTCACCAAATACCGTCCAGTTCGGGTCCACGTGACTCTTGAGGAGAGTCAGCTTACCGTCTGGAGTTTCTTCAAGCGAAGTTACGATCTTCCGGTCCCGAATGGGCAAACCGAGAGAACGATACACAGCCCGTACTGCACAAGCGAAGAGGATCGTTTGTAACGGGAAACAATAGTCATTCCCCATCGTGCACATCATGTGCAACGGCACGACCCCCTGCGGAGTTATCGCTTTGGCTGACCGAAGTCCATTCAGCCAGTTAAACGCATCCCGTGGGAGGAATTTTTTCACCATCCCAACAGAGATGAAATCGCTAGCAGCCGTAAGGTCAAGCGTACCGTACATACCATCCCGGGAGCCTTGTTGAGCCAGCCGTCGATTGACTTCTGGTTGATCTTCAAGGTTGATCCCAAAGTGGGTACGTAAACGCCTGCGGAGGACTGCAGCAACTCCCTTCTGAAACATCATGTTCAGAGAAGGCTCCGGTTTCACAAGCCGCGAGATTTTAGCGGTTTTCGGGACAGGAGTAATTTTTACAGCTTCGACGACCTGCGGGTTACCCATCGCAAGTGTACGCGTTATTTCTGCGTCCACGCGAGAGGGATGGTCCCGCACCCAATCATCGAACAACGTGATTGGTAATTGAGAGCTAGCGGTGAGAACAGAGTGTCCCAGCTTTGTTAAAAAGCTGGTGTCGTCTGCCCCCGGGCTGCTCCCAGGCCCAAAGTCAACCTCCGCGAGGATGTTGGCTCCGGTGATAAGCCCATAACCTTGGACATTAAAGAAGTCCCAGACCTGGTGCCTAAATTCACCTACGAGTATTTCATCGTAAGGGCCTAACGCAGACTCGTCTCCAACCCACGCCTCGCACGCAGCGTTAGCCGCATGGAAAGCGTCGAAAGCCGCCTTATCGGCAGCTTCCTGATCTATTTCGTCTTGGAATTTTTTGACGATAGATCGGAGTAAGGATACAGCTGCGAAGGTTCTTGGGTCACAGGCAGCGACATTACGGACATCAGCCGTTCGATTGATGAAATCGACGTTGACGCCAGCAAGGCCGCCACCAAGATCGCCGTTAAGATCGTCGTAAAGAGTGAACCAAAGATCAGTGGAATCCACGAGATTTTGCTCCTAGTTTTGGAAGCAGGTTTGCTCTTGGCCGCAACCTTCAAGGAAGGTGCAGTCATAAGGTTGCATTAAACATGGTGTCGACCAGGCCTTGGGTATTCGCCCAGACCAGGCCGCTGAACAGTGAGACCAGCGAACGGATGGAATTTGCGTCCGCTAGATCACAGCCAGCTGGCAAGGAAGCCATCATTCGGATCCACGCAACCTGGGAAGGTTGTCCGGCGAGAGGCAGCATGCCTTTTCGCACAAGTAGATCGAACTGATTCCGCGGAAAGCTGCGGATGACACCACTGCTATTTGGAACCCCCAACACCTTGATGGTCGAAGGAACGAACATCGTGGCAGTAAAGGGGCTACTCAACCCATGGGGAATCACCCCAGTTTGCGTGCCGGTAAGCGCAGTCACGTTATACTGTTTGGAAACAGCGTTTGGTGACTGACCAGCGGCCAACGTGAATCCCGGTGTAGTTAAGCCGGTAATCGCTGCGCCCGTAACGGACGAGCCAGGAGAGAATGCCATCGGAAAAACTCCGTAAAATGGTTTTTGGGATCACGCATTAGTGCGTGAGGTGAGGAGAGCCGCCAGAGTACCCCACTTAAATCCTAGTGGAGGCAACTCAAGGACGAGTCCCGGTAGAGATAAAGTCGGAACCGATCGCGTATAATCTGATCGGATCCACTCCGCCGGGGTAGAACTCTCAGATGCGCTCACGAAGCGCGAACCTAATAGGCTCTTAATATGGGCCAGGTCCAGCTTTATGTATGAGCGACGGGTGGCTTGTAGGTTCTGTGACCGGGTATACCAAACCCAGTCATTGGCAAGGGAGTGCATGCCATTCAGAATGTCACCGATGTTTGTAAAATAATCGACGACAAAAGAGTAGGGTATCAGCTCCCAAACTGTAGGTATAAACTCCGCAAGGCGGAAACCTGAAAGTTGGGCGACCCTGGCTGCTACATCTTCCTTAACCCCAGAAATGGAGTTTTTGGAGACACCCTTATACACGACGCTACCACGGTAACTTGTGGTTGTTGTGTCAATGGTGTGGAAGTAGTTAGGAGCCACGAAACCTGTAACCGTTTCCGCTGGACCTCCAAGATCCAGCGTACCTTTTCCATAGGCACGGTAGGTTTCGACTGCTGCCTGGAAAGAAGAGTAGGCATTGATTGCCGATTCTATAGACCCCAACAAAGGAGCCCATCCAAGAGCATACTCTAACCATAAGCCCGCGAGTACCTTATTCGCGATTCTCCCACCATACCTCTTCCTCGCTTTACGGGCACGTTTTAAATATGTGCTGAAACCGTCACGCAAGGCAGAAGCAGGCCTTTTTAACATGTGAAGGGTCTCCTTTAGTTCACCAAGGAAGACCATGCCCTTAAACGGGGACACGGCCTCCTGAGCGCTTTTCAAGAAGTTGCCCAGGGCTATGTTATCAACCCGGGAGAGGTCCTTAGCAGAGTACGCAGGCACCGCATTATGTAGCGTTGACACTACGCGCTCAACGGCAATATCGTTGGCAGTCGGAGTCCCCTTCCACCTTATGGTAGAGGAGAATTTCCCAAAGGTTGCAATCGCAACACGAGTACGGGTATAGTCGGACGACGCACTTACTAAGTTCGCAATCCGGCTCTCCCAATCCGGTACGGGTGTACCAGTTCGGGTCTCAACCCAGGAGAGATTAAACCCAGTTGTCTGGGTGAATCCATTCCAGCCGTAGCTTGTGACGGAGGTCCTTGCGGACCTTTTCACAGACTCATTAAGGATAGCCATAGAACCTCCAAGCTCATAAGAGCTCGCCTTCGGTTTCTCGATAGGATGTCGG